AATATTGATTTAATACCAAGTACCACATTGTATATTATTGATAGTTTAATAATGAACCTTAATATTCAAAATGGTCAAAGTCCTTTTTCTAATAGTGATTATCAAGTTTCAATACAGCCGACTGTTGTTCAATTAAAAATAGGAGGAGTTACTCCTGTTTACCCAGAATTTACAGATGATGGAGTTTTTTATAACAAAACATCTGGATTAATATTATTAAATATAGTTTTTGATGTTAGAATAACAACTAATACAGCTGCAACTAATGTAGTGCCTCAATTTGAAATGTTTTTAGTAAGTGCAACAGAAAAAACATATCAAAATATTCAAACAACTCACATAGCAGATAGCACTGGATATATATTCTCATGCGATACAAAAGTAACTATTCCAGCTAATACAAAAATGTGGATAGGTGTATATGGTGATAATGCTTATGTAGCATCTTTTGACTTAACTATGAGTGTATTGCAAAGCAAAACTATTGAAATTATTGAAAATAGTTTTAATGATGCATACTACTTAACAATGAATAGCAATGGCAGATCTTCTGTTATTGATGAAAATGCTAGACAAGTTTATTATCCTACATTAATAAGATATAGCCAAGCTTATCAAATTAATACAAATATAAACGGGACAAACAATTTTTACTTTGAAAATTTTGATGAATACGATAGGAGTTTTGGTGATGTTATGAGATTGCATGTTAGGGATAGGTATTTAAAAGTTTATCAAAAATTCAAGGTTGGTAATGTGCCTATTTTGACACAAATTATTAAAGATAGTGCTGATAACCCCTTACAAGCAAACACTGATAAACTAATTAACAAGATACAGTATTTCGCAGGTGATTATGGTATTGGAGATGCATCAACAAGCCTTGCTTGGAATAACTTTGCAGATTATTTTGTAGATAATTATAGAGGGGTAGTTTGTAGATTAAGTCAAAATGGTATTGAGCCACTTAGTATAATTTATTTTACAAATGCGTTTTTTACTGCAAAATTACCTGAGTATAGACAAACATTAAATAATGGAGCAGCTGCTGATGGAGCAATTTATACTGGTAATCCATGTATTTATGGAGTTTTTGATGCTTATACAAATAAGTATATTATTGCAATGGAAGAAATTAATAGATATTCCGATTGTACTTTTAACGGTGGTACTGCAATAACTATTGCTAATGCTACTTTTATTGCTTCTTATAGTATGGTAAGTGCTAACACTGTTTGTGATAATTGTAACGGGGTACACCCGCTAGAGATATTTACTATTTTAGAACCAGCTTATGCTAATACATTATGCACTGCACAAGTATTAACAAGTCCCGGAATTTTAGATGGAAGTATAACGGGCGAAGTTTGGATAAGCACTTGCAATGGAATTAGTAGACAATTTGGGGCGGGTCTTGGTCCGGATGGCACAAATATAGCAGTATATCAAGCTGATTGTCAAGCTTGTCCGACCACTACAACTACCTCTACAACTACAACTACATCTACAACCACTACAACCACTACAACAACCTCTACATCTACTACTACTACTACCGCAGCACCTATTGAATGTTATGGTTATGAAGTTTGTGCAGACGATGGCACAGGAGATAGAGAGGCTTATCCTTTCACTTATACAAGTTGTAATGGAACACTTATAGAATCAAGTGTGGTGAACACACTATGTAGAGAAATTTGTGCTGCAAGAGGTTCTGTAGATTCAACTTCTGGAGCTATTTTTATAACAGAAATTGGACCTTGTGGTACAACAACTACAACCACAACAGCAGCTCCATAAAATTAAAAAATAATTTATGTATATACTAGTTACATTAAACCCCGATCAAGGTACAGATTTAGGTCCAAATTTTACATTAACTTCCAATATTGGAAGTTTATCCCCTGCAACAGCTACATTAACTCAATTATTAGCCGGTGTAACAGTTCGTGCTGATGAGGGTGTTAGTTCAATTGTTATAACTTCTCAAGGGATATGTACTAATTCAATAACACTTGGTGTATTACCGCCTACCACTACCACTACAACTAGTTCAACCACTACCACTACAACTACAAATACAGATTGCTTATTAGCTGGGGGAACTGTTAAGAAAGCTCCATATGTTTACTATCCAAATCGTTTTATATTTGGTAATTTATCAGGAAGTGGTACAAATAATATATGCTTAGGACCAACAACGACAGTATATGGATCTGTGCCTGTTGGTATATTTGATATGCCGGAATTTTTATTTTTAGATCCTTGTGGATTAGTTCCGTTTACGCAATATCCATATGTTAGAGATTCTTTATTTGGACTTCCTAGTTCTATTTATAATTATAATACTTCTACTGGTGCAGTGGGATCTTATGTATCATCATGTTTATAAAATATATAAAATAAAAATATATGGCAACAGCTACAATAAAATTAACAACAATAGGTGCGGCAGCAGGCCCTTTTAATTTGTATACAAATGTGGATTCTTATACTACCCCATTTGAAACGGGATTGACAAGGGCGCAGCTTTTAGCAGGGTTTTTATCAAACAATTTACCGGGTATAGCTACCACAGTAAGAGTAAAATCAAGTCTTTATTGTGTTAATTATTTAGATATTAATATAACAATTGGGTGTTAAAAATTTAATTAAATGGCAAATACATTATTATATCATCAAGATCCATATACTATCTCATTTGATGAGGTAGGTAACTCTTTTGAATCATTTTACTCATATCATCCAGAAATGATGGGATGTTTGAATATTACACTGTTTACGTTTAAAAATGGAGCAATTTGGATGCATAAAAACAATACATATTGTAATTTCTATGGGGTTCAATATAATGCATCAATAACAAGCGTATTTAACTCAAATTCATTGGATAAAAAGACATGGGTTTCAATAATGGAAACAGGCAATACTACATGGTCTTGTCCAATTATATATACTCAAATGGGGACAGGTGGAAATGAAGCTGTAAAGCAGGTAAGTCAGCTTTTAGAGTCTGATTTTGTAACTTTGGAGTCTGAGTATCAAGCATCGTTTTTAAGGGATTTTAACAGTCCGGGAGGGCTAATAGAGGGGGATAGCCTAAAGGGTAATTACATAGTTATAAAATTTGAGAAAACAAGTGCAAATTCTTTCGTATATTTGAACAGCGCAACGACTAAGTATATTAATTCACCATTGAATAATAGATAATGATTATTAGGGAAAATGATGAGATTGTAGATAATATTGAAGCTGCAATAATGCAATTCCCTGATGAATTAATAGAAGGTCCCTTAGTTCATAAATTTACTGAAGGAATGTATATAAGAGAAATCTTTATGCCTGCTGGATCTTTATGGACAAGTAAGATACATAAAACAGAACATCCATATGTTGTTTCTTATGGAAAAGTTGCTGTATCTATTGATACTGATGAATGGTATGAAATAACAGCTCCTTATACTGGTATAACAAAGCCGGGAACAAGAAGAGTTTTATATATATTGGAAGATTGTATTTGGACTACATTTCACAGAATAGATGGAATTAAATCTGAATACAATGATTTAAGTGATCAAGAAATTGAGGTAATAGTAAAAGAGATAGAAGATAAAATATTAGAGCCACACATTAATCAGATTACTGGTTCAGATGTTGGGCAAGAGTATAAAAAAATATTGTGTAATAATAAAAAATTAGAATTATGAGTTTTGCAGCAATTGGAATAACATCAGCCGTCATTTCAACCGGGCTTGGTGCTTACAGTGCAATATCAGCAGATACAAAACAAAAAAGGGCGCAACGCAATCTTGAGGATCTTGCTAAAAATTCGCCATTATATAAACCAGATAAATCTATTAATGATTATTATCAACAAGCATTAAATAGATTTAATGAAAACCCATATCAATCTCAACAATATCAAATGGGAGCTATGAATGCTAGAAGGGCAACAGCTCAGGGTCTAAGGGCTTTGCAAGATAGAAGATCAGCGATAGGTGGTATTAGTAGATTAGAAGCGGGGCAAAATTATGCTATGCAAAATTTAGGCGCTCAAGCTGAAGCTCAAAGAAATCAAAGATTTAATCAATTTGGTAACGCTACTCAAATGAAGAGTGCTGATTATCAAAGACAATTTGATTTTAACCAAATGACACCATACAATCGTAAATTGCAATTAGAGCAAATGAAAGGCGCAGCGGCAGGTGAGCAATTAAATGCTGGTATGCAAATGATAGGACAGGGATTAAGCGCAGCTGGAACAATAGCAGCTTCTGGGTATGGTGGTCGTGTAAAAAATAGTCCAGACTCTCTATCGGCTAATGCGTCTTTTGATAGTACTATTGGTTCTCCTTATGGTAATTTTGATAAGGCATATAGTCCAAAAATTAATTATAGTCAATACTGGAAACCATCAAAATAATTAAAAATGGCATCTACAGGATTATTAGCGGGTGTTAACCCATATAGAGGTGGTAATGTTGCAGTAGATTTTACATCTAAACCACTTCAAGTATATTTGCAAATGCAGCAAAAGCAACAAGCTAAAGCTGAAGCTATTGATAAGTATTATAAAGATTATGAAAAAACTTTAAATTCAGCAGGACTAACACCTGAAGAACAAAAAATATTTACTGATAAATTAAATGAAGTAAAGGGGTTTGCAATTAAAAATAAAGAAAAGCTTACAAATCCTTCAAAATATGGTTATGATACGCAAGCTACAGTAGATGCTGGTTTTAGAGAATTATCAAATTATCTTGGTGGGGCAAAGCAAGCAGCAGGAGAAAGGAAAGCTTTTAAAACTATTCATGATAAAGCAATAGCTGAAGGCAAGAATGTATCTCCTAATTATTTAGATATATGGGGCAATGCAATGAAGCCTTATGGTGCTGGTTATGTAGCTCCCGCTATAGATCAAATAAAAATATATGATTCATTTGATCCAGTTAAATTTGGTCAAAAATTAGACACACTTCTTAAAAGAACAGAGGGAGTTGCAACAAAAGAATTTTTACCGGGTTCAAAAATTGAATATCAATGGGTAACTCCTAAAGAAATTAATAAAGATGAAGCAAAATCTTTAGCTTATAGTGAATTGAATGATGACGGATATGTAGATTATTTGTCAAATATTCAAAAAGATCCAGTTTTTGCACAAGCATTAGCTAAAGTATATCAAGACAATACTGGAAAAAAATTAGATATTAATAATTTAGGTGAATTATCTTATGCTAATGTTTTATCTCAAGCACCTCTTATTAAAGATAGAAGTATTCCTGAATTAACAGAATCCGAAAAAACAAGATTAGCTCTACTTAGACAAAATAAAAATGAAGAGGGAGAGTATTCTCCACAAGTTCAAGTTGATGAAATATTTGAGGCAGGTAAAGATGACAAGATAGAAATCAATGTAGAAGGTAAAAATATTAAAGGTAGAAGGGTTCAATTGCCAGCTGATATTGAGGGTAAATTTGATAGGAAAGTAGGCAATACGAAATTCTCTCCTGATTATTTTTTAATGTCAGAAGATAAATTAAATATTTATCCAGTTTTTGTTACTGGTAAAACAAAATATGGATCAGATATAGTTGGAGGAGAAGGAGGCACTAAGTTGAATGAAAAAATACCAGTAAAAACAAGTTTAATACCAGCGCTTGGGAAAGCATATGGTGGACAATCTTGGACTAAGAATAATTTATTTTCAGATGGTAAAAGGCCAACAACAGCTCCTCCTAAATCAGAAACATGGGCAGAAAGGCAAGCAAGACTAAAAAAGAAAAAATAGAAACTAATGGTAGAAAATCAAGTTACAAATGGTGATCCATTAAAAGATTTATATAACGAGTTTAATCCAAAATTAAACTTAGCAAAATCATATGATGAATTTAATTCAATAATGCAAGATTCTGTAAACAGAAAAGCATTTTTTAATGAATTCAATCCAAAGTTAAATTTGGCAAATGATTATAATCAATTTGAAGATGCACTTGGTTTAAAAAAAAAAGATGGTACCATTCTTTCTGGCCCTATTCCATCAAAATTACCATCTCAAGACTATCTTAGTACAGGTCAAAAATTTGCTGAAACCGCTTTTACTATTCCTACCGAAAAAAGGGAAAAGGAAAAGAAAATAAGAGTTAGTCCTAAATTATTTGGTCAACCCGGAACGGTTGATGTTGACGTAATTGAAGAAGGCGAAGATGTTGGTTATAAAAATATAGCACAAAGATTTGCAAACGATCTTATTATAACTGGTACTGATCTCGCATCAGGTATTTCTGAGATAATGAGAGATATGGGTGCAAAGCAAGCAAAGGGCATTGCTAAGATAACTGGAAGTAAAAAAGCACAAGAATTCGCTGAAACAAAAGGACAGCCATTATATACTCCTGAAGGAGAATTGACCGAATATGCTAAGAAAGCAACATGGGCTACAGATCCAGAAGCTAAAACTATTCTTGGATTAAATGGTCTTAATGCGGATGCAAAAGAAATGCAAGAGTCTTATCAATTGCCAGATAATGGGTTGGGTAAAACAATTACTGCGCTTTCAAGTTTTGCTCCTGATATTTTAGCTACCGCATTGTTACCTGAAGCAAGAGCAGCAGAAGGCGCAAGCGCACTTGCAAAACTAGGTTCTGGGTTATTTAATAATTTTACAAAATATTTAATAGTAAAAGATCCATTAGTTGCTTACAAAGAAGCCAAAAAAGCTGGAGCAACCGCAGGAGAAGCTGTAAAAGAAGTACCCGGAGCTGCTTTAAAAGGAGCTGTTACTGGTGTAACTCTTGCGGGGACTGGTATGTTAAGTTCTTTGGCTACTAAAGGCATCATGAATAGTGCTACTAAATATTTAGTAGGTGCTGCAAGTTCTTCTGCTCCAACTTCTATGCTTAAAAAGGCAGCTGAAATAGGCTTGACTGGTAAGGGTGGATTTATAACGAAGGAAGGAGTTAATGCAATAACAGATGTTATTGGGTATGGATTACTTTATCCAACAGGAGCTTCTTTAATTGAAAGAGGTGAATTACCAAATGAAGAAGAAATAACTACTGGTATAGGTACAGCTTTGGCTTTTAGAATTAAAGGCGCAATTGAAGGAGGCATCAAGTTTGGTGAATTAAATAAATTAGTTGAAGATGTGCAAAGCGCAAAGCAGGGTACGGCCTTTATTAATTTTATGAGAGCTACTCCAGAAAGTATTCAAAAAGTATATAATGGGTCAGAAACAGCAAATGAACTTCAATTACAGGCTCTAGAAGCTGCACAAAGGGCAAGAAAAGCCACAGATTTGGAAGAAAAGCAAAAAGCGGTGATACAGGCTGCTACCTTGTCAAAGGCGGCAAATGTGAAGCAAATGGCTGATTATGTGGTTAATAATAAAAATGATTTTCAAGAGCTAAAGGAAAGCACGCTTCCTGACGAATTTAAGCAAGCTTTTTTAGAAAAAGCAAATTTGGTTAATAAGAGTGTTAATCCAGTAGAAATAGAAAAAACAAATATTGGCAATAGAATTAAGCAAGCATCTGATTTTATAACACAAAAAGAAGCTGAATTAAATTCTACTCAAGATCCGGTAGCTAAAGCTGAAATACAAGTTCAATTAGAGCAAACCAATAAATTACTGAAGCAGCAAGAACAGGCTTTAAGAGATTTAATATTTGAGCAAAAGCCGCCAAGAGATTTAGATCTAAATGAGATAAATAGTATTAAAGAAAATAGAAAATTAGATAATCAAGAAATTGATTTGCAAATATCTAAGATTGACAAAAACGATCCAGATTATAATGAGAAGTTAGAAAGCTTATCTAAGAAAAAGGAAGAGCAAAATGATTATTATGATTCTGTTTTAAAAGCTGCAAAAGAAACAGAAGATGTAGATATATCTGTAATTATGCCAGATGAAATGGCTGATATTGAAAATATTGAAATAAAGCGTCCAGAAGAGCAAAAAGTAGAATTAGTAGAACCAGTAGAAGTAAAACAGATTGAGGTAAAAATAGAGCCTAAAAAAATAAGTGTTGAAAATAAAGAATATACAACTAAAACAGGCAGACAAAAGGTTACATATGAAAATGGGCAATTAATAGTAAAAGATATAAAGACGGAAAAAGAAGTTTCTCCCGCTACTCGTAAAAAAGCTATTGACGAATATGTAGATGCTTTTGATTTTGAAAAAGGCAAAACAGCAGAAGAAAATATTACTGAATTACCAGAAGGATTAAATCCGGAAGAAGCTAATTTATTTATCATAGAAAATTCAGAGAATCCACTTGAATTAGCAAGCATTTATTTTTTTGAAGAACCATCGGGTAAAGCAGAAACGAAGGATCAAATGATTGGCGAATTTGGTTTAGGTAAAATAACGCAAGATAGTTTTAATAGATTTGGAGATAGAAATAAGGTAACGGGCGGAATGGCTAGAACGTACTTTAAAAAAGATGGATTACCGCTAGATGTTGCTGCAAAAGAAATGTCAGATTACTATGAAGTTGAAATAACTCCACAAGATTTGGCAGATTTTATTGTTAAATATCCAAGTGGATCTCAAGCAGCTTTAAGACAATTTGAAACAAGAACTGCTAACGAGGCTGCTAATAAATTTAAAGAGCTTACTGGTCTTGATATAGACAGGAAGATGGCTGAAAAAATATTAAATGACAAAAAGAATAATTTAACAGATATTGAACAAGAACTTTTAAATGCAAATTATGAATCAGAACAACAATTCCAAGATGCCTACTGGGAAGCCTACAAAGCAATTGACAAAGGAGCAGAAGTTAGCCCTGTTAGTGAAGTTAAGCCTACAGAAGCCACCGAAGAAAAAGTAGAAGTAAAAGAGGAAGTAAAGCCTAAGAAACCAATTAAGGAAGCTAAAGTTACGGAAGATGAAGCTATTAATATTGATCAAGTTTCAAATGAATTGATGCGCCAAGAGCTTGAGATGGCTGAATATGAAAAAATAAAGATTTCTGATAAAGAGGCTTATGAAAAGGCAAAAAATAAATTATTGGCAGGGTATAGTATAGAAAATTTGTTAAAAGATATAGAATCTGGTAAAAAGAAAGTTATTGATGATGAGGAGTCTATTTTGTTAGGTATAACTAATGGAACATTAGCTAAGCAAATAGATAAAAATCCAAAGAATATTGATGAATTAGTTGATTTACGAAAAAGAGTAATTGATGCATTAGATATTACTGGTAGTTCGTTGGGTAGGGCATTAAGGTCAAGACAATTGGCTATTAAGCCTATGGAAACATTATCTGATTTTATTCTTGATGCTCAAGATGCAGCTGGAGTAGATGTGCTTACACCTTCTCAAAAAGAAGAAGCTTTTAAAGATTATGAAAAATATAAAAAAGCATCAGAAGATTCTGAAAGAAAAATATTAGAATTAGAAGAATTAAATAGGCAATTATTAGCTGAAAAAGAATTTAATTTAATAAAAAAATCTGTAGTAAAATCAAAAGAGAAAAAAGATTATACTAAAGAGAGAGATCAAGTAATTAATTCAATAAAAGACAAGTTAAAAAAAGTAAATAGAGGAGAAAGCGGATTAATGGCTGTACCTGTTCCTTATGCAGCACAGCTTATCGCAATAAGTCCTGAAATTGGCAAATTGGCAAAATTATATATACAGGAAGGCGTAGAAAAATTATCTGATGTAGTTTCTAAAATACATGAAAATATTAAAAATGATATAGAAGGAGTGACAGAAACAGATATTAGAAATGTAATTGCTGGTAAGTATAATAGGCCAAGACCGGCAAAATCGGATCTTGATAGGAAAAAAGCATTGCTAAAGAGGGAAGCTGAATTATTAAATCAAATAGAACAGGTGCTTGCAGGAGAGCCAAAAGAAGAAAGGAAAGTAATACAGAAAAATCAAAGAATTAAAGAATTACAAGATGAATTAAGAGCTGCGCAACAACAAATGGGCTATGATGAAGTTACTAAAATTCAACAAGCCGAAAAAAGAGCAGAAACTAATATAGCAGAAATAGAGAAAAAATTAGAAGAAAATGATTTATCAATAAAAAGAGCAGAAAAGATAAGCAGTCCTAGATTAGAGGAATTAAGAGAAAAGCAAAAAGAATTGCGAAATGAATTGAAAATAAGAAGATTAGAAGATGCTGGTGTTATTGTAAATAAGGATAATGAATTAAAGAGATTAGAATCAGCTACCAAAAGAAATGAAACAGAATCTAAAAAAATTGAAAAACAAATTGAAGAAAAAGATTTTGAAGATAAAATAAAAGCTCCATCTTTTTTAGAAAATATAGAACTGCAAAAAAAATATCCAAAAGAATATAAAGAATTTTTAAATTCAATCGCTAAAAAAAGAGATATAAAATTTGAATACGAAGTAAAGAAAGCAGAAGAAAGAATGGCAAGAGCGACTTCTGGCGAAAAGCGTGCAAAATTTGCTAAAGAAGCGTTTAATACAGTAAAAGCGTTAAAATCTAGTATTGATAACTCTTTTGTCGGAGTACAGGGTGGATTGGCTTTTATGGCTAATCCATTGCAGGGAGCTAAAGCTCTTGTTGAATCCTATAAAGATATGGTTAATGAAGGAAGATTTAAAAGAGGTTTAGTTGAAATTTTTGAGAATAAAGATTTAATGGATTTGGTAAATAAATCAGGACTAGATATATTAAATCCACAAGAGATAGAGCAAAAAAGAAAAGAAGAATCTTTTGGAGGTACAAATTTACTTGAAAAATCATTGGGAGAAATAAGAGGAGTAAAGATTATTCCAGCAAAAGTATTGACTGCTCCATTTGAAAGAGCTTATACAAGTATGGGAAATAATTTAAGGCTTAATATTTTTTTAAAAAGAATAGCTCAATTAGAAAAAGAAGGCATTACTTTTGAGAACAATCCTGAAGAAATTAAAGCCGCAGCAAGAGCTGTTAATGAATTAACCGGAAGAGGTAAACTAGCTAAAAGCCTTGAAACGTCCGCTGAAAAGTTATCTTGGTTAATCTGGTCGCCAAAATTATTAGCTTCTACAGTAAATTTATTAGGTCTTAATGATTTAGGTAGTGTGTTAATGATTAGCAAGGGGTATTATCGTAGATTGCCACCAAAAGCTTTCAAATTTGCTACTTCTCAATTAGCATCTGGTATCGGTATGGGCGTTTCTATTATGGCCGCAATTGCCTTATTAGATAAAGATAAGGAGGTTGATGCAGATCCAAGAAGTGTAACTTTTGGACAAATAAAAGATAAAATTACAGGTGATGCTGTTAATGTGTATGGCAGGTTTACATCTGTTGTAAGATTTGTTACATTGATGGCTCTTGGGGTTAAAGAGGTAAGAGGTGAATTAAAAACTGTTGATACTGGAAAGGAATTTTTTAAATTTTTTAGAGGTAAATTTAATCCAGTAGCTGGAACCGCTTATGATGCACTTATTACAAGAAAAACTTATGAAGGTAAGCCTTATGAGTTAAGCGATTTACCTAAAGATTTACTTGCTCCATTATCAACACAGGATATAGCAAAATTTTTAGAACAGGATGGTACTATTAAATTATTGACTAAGGGTTTTGGTACATTTAATGGTTTAAAAATAATGAATGAAAAGGATTTTATACCTCAAACGCAACAAAAACTATATGAAAAAGGACTAACTTCTGACTATTTGGATAGGCTATCAATTGTAGATAGAAGAACCAAAAAACCTTTGACAAAAGAAGAATTTGTTAAATATTCAGATATGAGAGATGCTATTTTAAAAGAAGATTTAACAAGACTATACGAGGACGGTGTGCCAGTACTAGGCGAAAGAAAATTAAAGCCTTATAATAAAGCTACAGTAAATGAAATAGACAAAGCTCTTGATTGGTTAAAATCTAAAGCTACAAGAGAGGCTAAAGATAAATTATTTGGAGCTGAAAAGGTTTCAATGAAATCTGCAATAGATGAAGCCTATTATGAACTAATGAAAGAAAAATTCTAATAAAAATCTTATATTTGAACAAAAAAAATATCAATATGTTACCAAAATCATTATTAAGCGCAAGCATGAAAAAGGGATTACAAGATGCATTGCAAGTGGAATTATATCAATCAAACCTATGGAAACACCTTGCAAATAATCTTCAAAGATTAGGGTTGTTTGGTAGTCAAAAATATTTTTTAGCCGAAAGTGCTGAAGAACTTACTCATTATCAAATGATTGTAGAATTTATAAATGACATGGGCGATGTCGCTGATATGCCAAAAATAGAGGCGGTAACTGATAAAATCAGCTCTATTGGGGATGCATTAGATTTAGGTTATGAAACAGAATTAGATGTATTAAACCAATATAAGGATTTATATAAAAAGGCAGAAGAGGAAGATTGTGTAGTTGCTCAATTTTTACTTAAATTTATTAAAATACAAAGACAAGCGGTAGGGCAATATGGTGATTTATTAGCAAAATATAAAATAGCTGAAGAAACTAAAGAAATTCTTGAATTTGATCAACATATTAACGATTTATAGTCATGCCATATAAGTCAAAAGCACAACAAGCCTACTTCAATATCCACAAAAAAGAACTTGAAAAACAAGGGGTGGATGTCAATGAATGGAACCAATCTAGTAAGGGGAAGAAATTACCTGCTAAAGTAAGCAAGTTAAAAGCTATGAGGAAAAGAAAAATGGGGTAGATTTCCTATATTTTTCTTATATTTGATGTAAAATTTAATACAATGCCTTTAGTACCGAATTTTACAGCTAGCCAGTATAGTGGCACACCATCGGTTATCACTTTAACAGATACAAGTACAGGCTCTGATGTTACTATTGCTAAGCGTAGAATTTATCTATTGCAAGCTAATGGTACTATGTTAGTTCCAGCTGGTACTCTTACAACTTATATTGATTGGCCTTTAGCAAATACAAGTATTAGTTTAGATGTATTATCACAAGATAGTGCATTAAGTATTACTGTTCAATGGTTGACTTCTGCAAATGCAGTGGTTACATCAAAAACAACTTCATTCGCATTTACTGCATACAATGAAACTTTCTATTATGGATTAACAGAAAGTCAAGTTGCAAATTCAAATTTAAGCGCAAGTACGAATTGGTATCAAACTAAATTAATACTTAGAGTTGAAATTGATAGCGCAGATCAAGCAATTACATTTGCATCTGATATTTATTCAGCACAAGCTGCATTAAATAGAGCGACATATATTTCTACTAACCAATCATATTTCTTCTAATATGTTAGATCCACAAACTGTAGTATCAATAGCGGAAATTTCGCAATACTTATGGAATGATTCTATTCCTAAGCAAAATGTATTTTTTAATGGAAGCATTGATCCACGCAAAGCACAACAGCTTTACATGGAAAGAAAAGCTTTACAATATGGTATTGAAGAATCATTATCAGGACTACCGGGAACATCTAATTATGTTTATGCTCTTTGTGGTTCTAAATTACAAATAGCAATTGATATATTAGGAAATGGCGGTGGCGGTGGTGGTGTAATACCGGGCGGTGGCGGAAACTTCAGCGTATTTGAATATTCATCTAACGCAGTTGAAAATTCTGTTACAATATACTTCCCAGAAGCAGTTGGAAAAAGATGCGTAAATGCATTTAGACAAGGTAATGATGTTGGTACTATACTAACAGCAGGTACCCCAACCGGAAATCAAGTTGTTTGGGATAAAGATTCGGCATCATTAACAGTTGCGTCAACAGTTCCTTTTTACAATCAAGAATTTGTAAGAGTAGTTGTTCAACAATAAAAAGTTTTTACATTGGCAATACAGAATTTAATAACAGGTGAATTTCAGATCAGGAAATTAAATGGAGTTCTTGTAGCTACCAATGGTATCGTTGATGCGGTTGGTAATATTACATCAGGAACAGCTGGAACATCTGGAACTAGTGGTACATCAGGCACTTCAGGTACATCAGGTTTTGCTGGGACAAGTGCCATGATAATTAATACATTCATAGCAAATGAAGGTCAAACTACTTTTTTTATTCCTAGTGGATATGTTAATGGTATGCTTGGTGTATTTGTTAATGGTGTTAAATTATCACCATTAGATTTTACATCATTAGATGGTTTTAATGTAATTTTAAATACACCTGTTACCGTAGGGGATATTGTAGAAATAGATAATTTTGTTGCTAATTATGTTTCTACTTCAGGAAGCTCTGGTACTTCTGGTTCTTCAGGTACTAGTGGGACTTCAGGTACAGCGGGTTCTTCTGGCACTTCAGGTACATCAGGTTCTTCTGGCACTTCAGGTACATCAGGTTCTTCTGGAACAACTGGGACTTCAGGTACATCAGGAACAGCAGGCTCTTCTGGTTTTAGTGGGGATAGATATTTTACTACATCCAACACTACATTTACTTTAGGTAATTCTGGAACTTTGATTGTAGGGACAAATTTATCATTTAGTCCTGCGCAATCAATAGTCATTGTTTACGATAATACAAACTTCCAAGAGTGTGAAGTTATTTCATATAATTCAACAACTGGGCAATTGCAATTTGCAGAACCCAATAGAACAGTTGGTTCGGGTACTTATTCTAACTGGTCAGTTAACTTAGATGGTGCATCAGGTACATCAGGAACTTCAGGTACATCAGGAACATCAGCGACTTCAGGTACATCAGGAACTTCAGGTAGTTCTGGTTCAAGTGCTACAAGCGGTACGGCTGGAACTTCTGGTAGCTCTGGCACAACCGGTACGTCTGGTACAACTGGTACATCAGGAACTTCTGGGACATCAGGTACAACTGGTACATCTGGAACTTCTGCAACAGATGGTACAAGTGGTAGTTCTGGTACAACAGGAACGTCAGGCACAACCGGAACATCTGGTACAAGTGCTACAAGCGGCACATCTGGTACGTCAGGTACTTCTGCAATAGATGGCACTAGCGGTACGTCAGGTACAACTGGTACATCAGGAACTAGTGGCACTTCTGGAACGACTGGCACATCTGGTACAAGTGGAACGGCAGGTACTTCAGGTGTAAATGGTATGAATGGGGTTGCAGGGGGTCTTGTGTACTATCTAAATCAATCTTTAAATACAGATACTCCGTTTGGCAGTCCAACATATAAGCAATGGTCGTCAATTCCAACGGGAGGCGCAGAGCAATCGGTAGCATTAAATAATGTACCCAACAACACAAGAACTCTTATTGCTACTTATGCGACTGATTCAGGAGTACCTAATGTCACCACAATACCTTCAGGTTTATGGGCGTGGACAACACATTTTGACATAAACCATAATTGTGATTTAGCGGTAGATGTTGAACTTTACAAATATACAACAGGCGGGGTATCAACACTTTTAGGTACTACTAACATAGATACTGAACCAGTATTGTCAAATACTATTAAAGAATTTTTTACTGATTTATTTTTAATATCACAATCTTTAAACGCTACCGATAGACTTTATTGCAAAATATATGTTCTGCATAATCATGGTGGGAATGCTAATATAAATTTTTATACTGAAGGAATAAGTAATTACTCTTTTGCACAAACAACATTCAATCCACCAAGTGGTACGTCTGGTACTTCAGGTACTTCAGGAATAGATGGAACTTCTGGATCTAATGGTTCTAGCGGTACTTCTGGTACATCTGGAACTTCAGGAACAACAGGAACATCTGGAACTTCAGGTGAAAATGGTACAAGCGGTAGTTCTGGAACTTCAGGTTCTAGCGGAACTACGGGAACTTCGGGAACTTCAGGTTCTAGCGGAACTACGGGAACTTCAGGTACTTCAGGTGAAAATGGTACAAATGGTACATCCGGAACAACAGGTACATCTGGAACTTCAGGTACGTCTGGATCTTCAGGTGTTACTGGATCTTCAGGTACAACTGGCACCTCTGGTACAAGTGGCGCTACTGGTTCTACTGGAACAAGCGGTACCTCTGGTACAAGTGGCGCTACTGGTTCTACTGGTACAAGTGGTTCATCAGGTACAAGTGGAGCTAATGGCACATCTGGAACTAGTGGAGCTAATGGCACAAATGGAACTTCAGGAACTAGTGGCGTATCTCCATCTGTATCAGGGTATTTACCTTTGACTGGTGGTACACTAAGTGGTATTCTTTATTCTACAGTAAATACTGCTACTGGGATAGCTAATAATAGCTTTAATGTTGCCAAAACAATCATTGGTAATTTACATATACAAAACGGATCGGGTACTAATGCTGATAACAGGCAAGCAGCTTTAACATTTCAAGGTGGAGATGCAAGCCAAGCTCAAGCAGGTATTTATGTATCTAATAATAGTAGTACAGGTACGGCTATGGGATTTGCTACAACAGACTCATACGCAACAGGCCCACAATTATTTATGACTGCTACTAATACTGGGCAAGTAAACTTTCCTAGACAAGTTCCAACTTATGCTGGAACATCATTAGTTTATAATAGTGGAACATGGGCTATAAATATTACAGGTAATGCTGCAACTGCTACAACTGCAAATGCTGTAGCATGGGGCAATGTATCAAGCAAGCCAGCTTTAATAATGTATTATCAAGGATTTACACTTGATGCTAATACAATGGATGGCAACTCTACTGGATTTACTTATTCTATAAATGCTCCATATACAGGTCCTATCGCTAGATTTAGTGAAACTGGGTATTCTTTACAATTAAATGCAGCATATGGAGGAGGAGGTAACTTAATTGCATTTAGAACTAGAAACGGGGATGCAGGAACATTTAATCCTTGGAGGGAGTTCATTACTTCTGGTAATATTGCTAGTCAATCAGTTGCTTTTGCAACTTCTGCAACTTCTGCAACATATTTAGGAGCTGGGGGATATATTTTTAGAGGAGGATTTAGTGGTAATTGTAATTCAGATTTTCAAAACACCCCAGCAGGAAGTTATAGATATAATGGAGACAATCCCTCTGATGTAAATAATCCGGGAGGTACTTGGTGGTTTATTGAAAACTTTAGACATAGTAATGGAGGCAATTTCTGGGGTACTCAAGTAGCATGGGGATGGGAAGATAATGCTAATAGATTAGCTACAAGAAATATCACTGCCAATAGCTTTGGAGGCTGGGTTTATTATATGAATACGGCTGCTTATCCATATGCTGCTAATATGAATCAGTACGTTAGAACTACTGATTCACCAACATTTAGTTCAGTTTATACTAATGACTGGATTAGAATGAATACAATTAATGGTTTGCTTTGTCCGGGAACTAATAATGCTCAACTTTATGCAAATAATGGTTCATATGGACCATGGAAAATAGAGGGTTCTAGAAACGGTTACAATGGTATAGAAGCAGGAGGTTTAAGTAATGGAAACATTTCTTGGATGGTAAATCTAAGTTCAAACACAACCGGTTTCCATAATCACTCTTATGGGTGGCAGTTTTATTGGGAAAGTGGTAATTTATATGTTGGAAAATCTACATATGGTGGAGGTACTACAGCTACTGTTTTAGATAGTTCAAATTATTCAAGTTATGCTTTACCATATTCAGGTGGTAATATAAGTGGTTATTTAAATTTAGGAGTAAATAATGCTACTCCATATGCGAATCCAACAGGAGTTGGTAACGGTATTGCATTTGGGGGTATAGAAGGCAACTTAAGAATGTATGGTATATTTACTGAAATAGAGAATATAGGGGGACCCTATTCTAAATTAACAATTAATTACCATACAGGTATTAGATTGGGAGCATATTATGGTTACGGAGGTACAAGATTTTATAATAACTCTGTAGGCGGTGGTGGAACTGAAATATTCTCAGTTGGCAATGGAGATAGCAATATTAGAGCATCAAATGATATTATCGCTTACGCTTCTGATAGAAGATTAAAGCATAATATTCAACCTATTGAAAATGCATTATCAAAAGTAATATCATTAACAGGTATGACTTATCAGTGGAATAAAGTAGGCAGTCAACATGGATGGGAAGCAGATACAGAAATAAGAGAAGCTGGCGTGTTTGCTCAAGACATTCAAGCAGTATTACCTGAAGCGGTAAGGCTAGCTCCATTTGATGATAATATGGGTGTATCTAAATCTGGAGAGAACTTCTTAACAGTTAAGTACGAGAAAATTGTTCCATTACTAATAGAAGCTATTAAAGAGCAACAATTACAAATTGAAGAACTTAAAGCTAAATTAAAATGAGTCTTAGTTTTAGTCAAATAAATGCATCTCTGTGTTTCCCAACAGCAACACCTTACTCTTTAAATAACATGAGTGCTGCTGCTGGTTTTTCAACACCTGATGCAGTGAGTGAATTTATTGGTTATACTTGTCCACCACCTACAACTTGTTATTTATATGATGTTTATGATTATGGATACGCTGATTTTGTGGATTGCATTGGAACTCCTACATATACCTATACTGTCCCTGGCGATTTTTTTTGTGTATCGGTTTGGTATTCTGGTCCTGCTTATAATAGTTCGTTGACATGTATTTAATAAATTTTATATATAATAAATTATGATAAATTATTACAAATTCAGAGTTAGTTACTATAAAATAGATACTGATTCTAAATATTTTACCCAAGTTACTGATGCCGAAGATGCATCATCTGTTGGTGTATATAAAAACGAAAAAGCTTTTACAAGCATATCCAAGATTGCATCTGATAATGCAGATGGTGAATGGATTGTAATATCAGAAGAAGGTTTTAACTTTGTAAAACAAAATATTTTAAATAAAATAAATCAATAAAAAATGAAAACAATTGAACCAGTACAAGTTTGGTATAATGGCCAAGAAGTAAATGCAACAGTTTTAAACGCATATGCAACAAATGTGGAATTAAATCTTTCTGCTAGTTTTTATTACACTTTATATAGTATAAATGAATACAATTATATATATCAAGTAAATGGTGGAATATTAAAAATGGAAGGTCAAGCTTACCAAGATTGGGATCAAGATACCTTTGCTTGGGATTGGGTAGCTGCTCAACTTAATTTAACAATTACAGGCGAGTATGTGCCACCAATGCCAATACCACCACTACCACCAACACCAATAATACCAACAACAACAGTAGCCCCTACAACAACGACAACAACTGAAGCGCCAACAACAACAGAATCAACGCCAATAGCATAATTCTTTAAAGATGACTAAAAATACAATTTTAAGCGAATTACCTAACATTGATGGTATAATTAAAGGAAACTTAGATGCTAACTTTAGCACAGCAGTTCCTGACGTTGACTACCAATTGCCATTAAGTCTTACGACAAATGGCAGTAGTGGACCATCTACATTTAGTGGTAATGTATTGAATGTGCCTATTTATAGCTCATCTTCTGGTACAGCTGGTAGTTCTGGTACGTCAGGTAGTTCTGGTACATCGGGTAGCTCTGGTAGTTCTGGTACAACAGGTACCTCTGGGACTAGTGGCACATCGGGTTCAAGTGGAAATACAGGTTCAAGTGGTACAAGTGGTACATCGGGATATGCGGGTGATAAGTATTTTACTACTTCAACAACCTCTTTTACTTTAGGAAATAGTGGTACTATAACAGTAGGATTAGCATTGGCATATACAATTGGTCAAACTATCCTTATTGTATATAATATTACAAATTATCAAGAATCAGTAGTTACAGCGTATGATCCTATTACGGGATCTCTTTCATTTGGCGCTCCGGTAATCACAGTTGGTTCAGGTACTTATGCAGCATGGATTGTAAACTTAGCTGGTGCTAGTGGTGGTGATGGTAGTTCTGGTTCTTCAGGTACTTCTGGTAGTTCTGGTAGTTCTGGTGCTACGGGTACTTCAGGAAGTAATGGTACATCAGGATCATCTGGTACGACAGGCACTTCAGGCAGTTCAGGGTCTAGTGGAATTAACGGGACTAGTGGTACTACAGGTACATCAGGATCATCTGGTATTTCAGGTAGTTCAGGAACTACAGGAACTTCTGGAACTTCTGGTACGAGAGGTACTTCAGGTACGACAGGTACTTCGGGTACTTCCGGTACATCCGGAGCAGTTGGTGGCAATGGTACTTCAGGAACATCAGGTACCACAGGAACGTCTGGAACTTCAGGAACATCAGGTACCACAGGAACGTCTGGAACTTCTGGAACATCAGGCACTTCTGGTACATCAGGAGTAAATGGTGGAAATGGTAGTTCAGGTACTTCAGGCACATCAGGTAGTTCTGGTACTTCAGGTACTTCTGTAACTGTTTCAGGTACTACAAATTGTTTAGCTAAATTTACATCAGCTACCACTATAGGTAATAGTATTATTTTTGCTGATGCTACAAAAGTGCAAGTTGCAGGAGGCCAAGATGATTGTTTTCAAATATCATCAGTACAACCATTCCCATCAATTCGTGCCACAGGGGCATCAAACACAGCAGGACTTCAAATACATCCAACAACAGGATTTGATGCAGCTATAGGCAACTATAATGGTGGAAGCTTAAACTTAGTTGCAGCTGGTAATACAATTGTACAAGTAACTAATAATGTGGGTGTTATTTTTTATGTAGGAAGTCATGGACCAATAGCAGCATATGGTAATAATACTAGCGCATACAATATATACGTTAATTCATCTTCAGGTAATAAAACATGGGATATATCCATGTTTGGAAATGATTGGTATTTAAATGAAAGTAATATTAACGTAAGATTAAAAGTATTAGCAGGGGGAGGAGTATATGCAGATGCATTTTATGAATTTTCAGATAAAAGATTTAAAACACTAGTTAAAGAAAATCCTATAATTGCTGGTATAGAATCAATCACTGCAAAAAGTTATATAAAAGAAGGCAAAGAAGAATTAGGTTATTTTGCTCAAGATCTTGAAGGAGTTTTAGATAGTGCCATTCTTAAAGATAAAGATGATGTTTTAAGTTTATCTTATCGTCAAGTTCATACAGCTAAAATAGCTGCTTTAGAAAAACGCATTGCTGAATTAGAAGCTAAATTAAAATAATGAGTTGGAAATCAATAGCTGGAAATCAAACTGTATCTAGAGCAAATTTGCAAAATGCTATAGATACCGGTGTTTTTGTAGTAAGAAACGGAGTTCCTGCAACAGATCCTAATAGGGAAGTTACAAAAGCTAATGTTTTAGATTATATTTATGCTTGGGAACTTAATCCTGCTCTTAATAACAAAGCACCAAATCAACTACCTGTTAAATCTAATCTAGCTGTACAGTCTAATCAGGTATATGCTGCTGGGGGTGAAAATACTAGTCAGATACTTATTGGGAATACTAATAGATATTGGTTATATAGTATAGATAGTCCTAGTGGGGATAGAATTGGTTCAGTCGCTTCTTCCACAGATAATAGATGTATATTATATGGTAAATCTTATGATCCCGGATCTGGTGGTGGTGGCGCTCACGTGTCTAATGATTACGGAGAAACTTTTAGAAGGTTAGATGACGTGATGTCAACTAATGATGCATGTTTAGCGACTGCTATGAGCAGTGATGGTGAATTAATGATTTTAACAAGGCAGGTTGGTTCATTTGATGCCGATAGAGCCAAAATATATTTTTCATTCAATTCAGGAGCAACATGGACTATAGCTTATAATGCAGGAGGGGTAAGATATAACTTTAACGGAGCTGCAATGTCTGGAAATGGAGGGTATGCTACAGTTTTAGGTTCTGATGGTACAAGTTATTATGTATTTAGGTCTACTAGTTTTGGTTCAAGTTATACTAGAACATATTTGTGTCAAGGAATAAAGACTACAATAACAGGCTGTGTTGGCATGTCTAAGTCAGGACAATACCAATTATTAACACCTCCAGAGCCAACTGGTTCTTCTCTAGGTTATTTTTATGTTTCAAATGATTATGGAAATAGTTGGACAGCTGTTACACTCCCAGATATACCATTAGCTCCAAATGATATTTTTAAAGGATGTTCAGTTTCAGCAGGTGGTGATTACATGACAGTAGTTGCTTACTCTCTTACATTAGGTCAACTTAGAACTTATATCTCAAGTGATTGGGGAGTTAATTGGACTATTATTATTGGGGGGAGTCTTGCTCAAGCTGTAGATAGTTCTGGTCAATTTCAATATCAAAGAGGTAGGCAATCTATTGATTATGGCAATACATGGGTTAACTATAATCTTATATCTGCTGCTAATTCTATTTCTGTAAATCCAACAACATTTACAACCCCATACATATATGGAACCTCAACAGGTGGTGATTTATATAAATCTGTTAATCAAGGGGTTAGTTTTAGTGCAGTTTTATCTGGTTATTTTACCAAAGTAGCCACTTCCGGAGGTTCAAATAATGGTAAATATGTGGCTGCTATTAAAGATAATGATCCCGGTGGGTTCCCTAACTATAATCTTTACCAATCTAATGATTATGGGGCAACATGGTATACTTCTTTATTTTTTGGCGGACAAGTATTAAGTTGTTGCGCTGTATCTGATGATGGAGTTTATTGGCTAGCTGCTGCATATGATCAATTTTATACCTATGTTTATAGATCTACTGATTCAGGTGCGAATTGGCAATATGTAACACAAGCTACTTTCTTTGCTCAAGATTGCGCTATCTCAAATGATGGCAAATACATGACTATAATAATAACAAGAGCCAGTGGTAGTGGAACTATACTTAATTCTACTAATTATGGGGCAAGCTGGACAGCCGCAGCTACGGGGTTTACTGGAAATGGACTTGCTTATATTGCAATGTCTGGTCGCGGTAGATATAGGGCTTTTGCTACTAGCACTAATCTCGGGGCAAGAGTTTACTATTCTAGCAACTATGGGGTTAATTTTACTGAAACCCTTTATATAGCAGATTTCATTGCTACTTCATGTGCTTTAGATGATTCTGGTCGTGTGGGATTGGCATCATTTAGGGGGGGAGCAATACCATTAGCCACAACTTCTAGAATATATTATACAACAAATGGATGGCCTACTCAAAATTATTTTCAACCAGATAATGTGCCTATACCATTAGTGCCACCTATTATTTCAGGGGTAAATGTTTCTTCAGATGGAACATATTGGTCTGCGGTATCAAGTAATTACGGATATTCATATACTTGCACTACTGGAGATGGGAATTTTATAGCTCGTGAAAACAACCCAACCTTTAATAATTTATCAAAATAATTTTATTTTTTTAAATAAATTAACTTAATTTTGTGTTTTAAACATAATTATACCATGAAATCAATTGAATTAAAGATTGCAAAAGAAACCCAAGAAGGACAAGATCAGTATGTAAGTACATACGCTATTTTAAGAGCAGTTATTAATAACCCAACAGAAGGTGGGATTAATGTAGAGGAAATGCTTGTTAGATTAAAACTTCTTGATAAGTTAGACAAATTTAAAGACATTTTTGAATTAACTGCGCCTCCAGAAGATTTATTGCAAAGGACGGCAACATTAGAATTAGAAGATAATGAATTTAACAAATTAAGGGATTTGTATAAGAATATGAAATTCATAATTGTTTCTAAGTTTCTAGTTGAAATTAGCGAACAATTAAATAAATAATTAAAAAAAGAGCAGCTAAAAAGCTGCTTTTATTTTTTCTATAACCATTTGAGCTGTTATTGATTTATGACATTCAAAGTGTTTGTCAGTGCCTTTGTGTTTGCACCAATTCCAATCTCCTTTATCAAAGATAATGCCTTCTTCATTCCAGCATCCATGACATACGTTTGTATTGGTTATTCTTACGCAATCAGTAAATTCATGATCCGCCTCTGTAAAATTGCTTATCATAAATACTTTTACATTTAAAGCCCAAGCAAGCCAGCTTAAACCTGAACTAAGCCCTATAAAAAACTTGCTATTACTAATCATATTTATGGTGTTCTCTATTGAGGTATCTTCTATTTGTACGCAATTATCAAATGGATTCTTTTCTTTAGATACATTATAAACAATATAGTTTTGGCTAACTAAATAGTTTATAAGCTCTTGCCAACCTTCTTTCGTCCAAAACTTGCACCCTGAAGTAGAGTTCGTGGCTATTGTAACAAATTTTCCAGCACTTTCAAATTTGACAGGAGTATAAGCTAATACAGGTCTTTGTTCTGTAAAATCTAATCCTAATATGTTTGTTGCGGCTTTTTGTAATGGGATAGTATTTGGGATTTCTGGTTCCTTATCGCTATTGTAAAACCATCCTATTCTATATAAAGCATAAACATTATTTACCACAATGCCCGGTTCCACCAATTCTAATTCTGGATAGTGCAGTATTCTATTCCAAAAAGTGGATAATATAACCTTGCATTGATGTAGCTTTTGAAATTCTAAAGCATAGGGAACCCAAGCTAATGTATCTCCCAATGATTTACTTTCTATAACAATAAATACTCTTTTGTTATTTAAGTGCAAGAAATTTGCATATATCATTTCATTACCTTCCCAAACTTTGGTTGTCCAATTTGTAAAGTATGTTCTATTTAATTTTACCCAAGTGTTTGAATTTATTATATTTTCGTAAATAATACTACCATTCCCATCAAAAAATTGAACTTTAAATTTACTATCTACATTGCCTTTGATTTCTAGAAATGGATTGTCAACAAAGTGCTGAGAAATAGATACTTTTTGCTTTTGAATAGGTAATTCAATTATTTTTTTATAAGCATCTTCTTGTCTAAAAGCAAATATAGGAGTGGTATTGTCTGTAGGTACTTCGTAATTACATTCTAAGGTATTTAAATCGCTATCAATTGGCTGTAGGTAGTTTGTAAACATATCTCCATATTGAGGCAAATTTCTAGCTATAATAGGCAATCCGTAGCTAATGGCTTCCCTCAAAACTAAGGGATTACATTCCCAAGTGCTATTGAACATAAATATATCAGCCATCTCCATAAAAGTATCTATGTCTTTCCTTTCCCCCCAAACTTTAACATTACTAGGCAAATCTTTCATCAATGGTTCCCAATAATCCTTAAAGTTCCCAGCTTGATTGCCAACAAAATGAAATGTCATATTAGGGTATTTACGCGCAATTTCAATGCCTTCACCTTGATTTTTACCACTAGTCCATAACCCTACATTTAAAACATGTTTTCCATCTTTTACTGCATTAACTTCTTTTTTATCTATCGGATATTCTATTGTAACAAATGTAGATTCCATATTAGCAAAAGTTTCCTCATGATATGGAGAACAGAATATATATGAATCTGGATGAAATATCTTTTCTTTATCAGGATCAAAAGATACGTCATGGCAAGTTTCTGCAATTCTATATTTTCTATTTGAATCATAAAGTCTTTTTACCATCTCTCTATCTAATCTTTCAGATGGCTCGTCTATATGTATTAAATCAGGCTTCCATCTATCAATTACCTTAAATAACTCCATCTTATCTTCATATAAAGTAGTAAAGTTTTCTCCTAGTAAACTTTTTATCTTATCTCTTTGAACCACGAAATCTAAGCTATAGCATTGATATTCAACAACATATATTTCACAATCAGTATAATCTTTAAGAGCTTCAATTCTTTTTAGTAAAAACTGGGGCATCCCGCCTGTGCTTAAATGTGGGGCTAGGTAAAGTATTCTCATTTTCTTTTCTCCAATAAACAAGTTTATCTTGTCTATATTTTTTTCTCCATGATAAAATAATAAATCTTCTTTCTTTGCGGGTATTCTAAGCCAGTTGCCATCTATTCTAGCTTCTCCTGTAAATTCTAAATTATTATGTAATCCATTAACATATATACAAGGCAAGCCGTTAAAAACGAGTCTTTTGTATAGCAATACGTTCATTATTGTTTCTTCGTGATATGGCGCATACCATTCATGATTTGCTAGTATTTTGGGGTGGTTGCACATCCAATACCATTCGTCCAAGAAGTCTATTGTTTTTTGCCCAGCAACATAATACCCCGTTTGCCTATATCTTTCCCTCACATATTGGTTTATACCAAATAAATCACAAGCTGGATGCTCTAACGTAGTGCTTAAATCATCTCTGCTATCGGCGCCACCACGACCATTTATATGCAAATAGTCATATACCCCTTCTACAAAATAAGGACAAGTTGAATTATAGTCATAAAAATCAAAAATCCTATCTACGTAAGGACTTGCAACAGAATCAGTATCAATGTAAGCTACTGTGTCTGCGTAATTGATTAAAGCATCTTTTGTAATCTTGGGTCTTTCTATAAGGAGCTTGTAAATATCTTTGTCTGCTCTGTCTATATAATCTTTCCTTTTAACCGAATTTTTTACATCACAATCCCATCTTATTGTTATGGTGTTTTCTACTTCTACTTTATTGTCCGAATTAAGCATGTAAACGTAAATAGGATAAGTGCTAAAATTTCTAATGGAACGACAACAAGCATCCACAAGATCAAAATAGGAATCGTCAGCATAAAGGACGTAAGCTTTTTCATGTTCGTGTTTTTTTTTATTCAAAAATATATCATTTTCACGTCTATCAATATTGTAGATATTTTGTATTTTTAATAGAATATTGTCTATTGCCTCTTTATTTGATATTTCATTGCACTCAAATTCTATAGTATCTGCAAGCAATTTAGGGTTAATGTTGCATTGGTTTAAATATGACTCAAGTATAATATGGTCATGCCCTTCAGTATCTATTTTAAGGTGTGTAATGCCTTCTATATTAAACATATCAACAAGAGAATACCAATCCATCTTAATTACTCTTGTTTTTGTCACTATTTTGTCATATAAATCTTTCCCTATCTTATTTATAACATATTCATGTGGTTTATCTACACTATTGCATCCTCTAACCCAATATGGTAGATTATTTTCTATTATTTTATCTTCTTCTATGTGGTATATATCTATAAATCCGCTATATTCAGATATAGCAGCATTAACTTTAGTGACATTTTTTTTATCTGGGAGCCTGTCTAGATAGAATTTTATTGGTTCTATACTTAATCCAATGGTATTATCATCTGCATTTTCAATAAGAGTATCAAAGTCAGATGTGCCTATTTCAATGAAATCGTAGTGTTTCCCCATACAGCAAAATTAATTATATCAACAAAAGTAATTAATTTAATTAAAAAACAAATTAAATTTCATAATATTGCATTATGAAAATAGAAGTAAGTATCGGTGAGGTAGTAGATAAGTACACTATCTTAACCATAAAAAAGCTATTCATCCATGATAGTGAAAAACTAGTAAACGTAGAAAAAGAATGGAAAATAATTAAATCTGCTTTATTAAAAAAGCATCCAGAAACACTAACAGAACCATTTACCCAAGAGCTTTACGACATAAACAAAAAGCTATGGAAAGTGGAAGATGATTTAAGGGATTGCGAGCATAAGAATTATTTTGGCGAAAAGTTTGTTGAATTAGCAAGGGAAGTTTACCAATTAAATGACGTTAGGGCTATAATAAAAAAACAAATTAATCAAAAGTATGGCTCTGAATTAATAGAAGAAAAATCATATAAACAACACTAATTTATGAAGAACATCAGATTTATCTGTGCGCAACCCACCTCTCTTTTTTATGCTTGGCAAGTAGAAGTTATGATAAATAACTTTATAGAAATGGGCATAAACCCAAATAGCATTGATATTGTATCTTGGAAAGTGAACAATGTAATTCCTGAAGAATGGGTAAAATTAGCTAATGCATATCCTGTTAGATTCTTTTTTTATGATGACACTAGAGTTACAAGACATTACATATCGTCTATCCGTCCTAATATATTGAAGCAACATTTTGCAGCTCATCCTGAATTAGAAGAAGAAGCAATTCTTTATCATGATTGCGATATTGTATTGACAAAACCAATAAATTGGGAGCAATTTTTGGAAGATGAAAAATGGTATGGGTCTGATACTAGATGGTATATAGCGCATAGTTACATATTAAGCAAAGGTCAAGATGTTTTAGATAAAATGTGTGAAATAGTTGGTATTGAAGAGTCAATTATTAAAGACAACGAGCTTAATTCAATTGGCGCACAATACTTAATGAAAGGAATAAATGCTGAATTTTGGGCTAATGTAGAAAAAGATTGTGAGAGGTTATATAATGAAATTACAATGTTGAATAACATTAAAAAGGCTGAAAATAACCAATATCATGAACTACAAATATGGTGCGCAGATATGTGGGCAGTCTTATGGAATGGCTGGAAATTAGGCAAAGAAACGGTATGTCATCCCGATTTAGAATTTGCTTGGGGTACTAGCTCCGAAAGCGATTTTGAAAGATTAAATATATTGCATAATGCCGGTGTTGTTAGCTCTGCTGATGGTTTATTTTATAAAGCAGAATTTATGGATAGATTACCTTACAATCTAAATTTAAATATCAAAGAAGGAACGGCATCAAAAAAGTATTACGAAATTATACAACAAGTAGAAAAAAAATCAGTTTTGATATGAAAATACCATTTATATCATGTAAATGCATAACTTATGGTAGAGTTAGTACGCTTGAAGAGAGTGTTGAATCTTTCCTCAAGCAGGACTATCCTAAAGATAGATGTGAACTTATCATAGTTAATGATTACCCTTTACAAACCCTTATATTTGATCATCCTCAAGTTAAGATAATTAACTTAGACAAGACATTTGATACAATAGGAGAAAAAGAAAACTTTGCTACAGAACTGTGTCAAGGAGATATTATATGTCAATGGGACGATGATGACGTAGCTCTACCAAATCATTTACAGAACGTAGCTAATTATATGACAGAAGATGTTAATGTACTTCATTGGGAAACAGGAGTGTTATGTCATAGTACAGGTATTGAAACTGTTGGTTGGATAGGTAACTCTGGTATTGTGTTTAGAAAGCAAGCTTGGAGGGCTATAGGGGGACATCCTCTTGAAAATGCTGGATATGATATGACTTTCATTGAACGTATCAATGCATATGGAGGAAGATTATTTGCCAAACCACCTAAAGAAGAAGCTAGCTGGTTTTATATGTGGGGGGGAAGAGGATATCACATGAGTGGCGAAGGAACAGACCATCCCGGAAAGTTAAATGCTATACAAAGACATAGTGCATACATTGAATATGAAAGAAGTATGGGAAATATTCTTGAAGGAGAAGTTCGTCTTAAACCTAATTGGAAAAAAGATTATAGTCAAATGTTAAAAGATTTTATCAATAAAAATAAATAATATGTCTATTAAAGATACACTGTATGCCATGAGGAGTGGACATTACAAAAATGGATTAGAAGATTTAATTAACTATGTAAATACGTTTTCTAATACTAAGGAGATGACAATCCTTGAGATTGGATCTTATGCTGGGGAATCAACAGAAATGTTTGCTCAAAACTTTAAAAGTGTTATATCAATTGATCCTTTTATAAACGATTATGATGCAAATGATCCTGCTTGTAGCTATATGGACTTAACAAATGTTTACAAAACTTTTAGTTCAGTAATATCTAAGTATGATAACATAACTCATATTAGAAAAACATCAGATGATGCTATTGACGAACTTAAAGACATTAAAGTGGATTTAATCTACATTGATGGTTTACATACATACGATCAGGTTAAGAAAGATATTGATAACTATAAAAGTTTAATCAATGAGTCTGGATTCATTAGTGGTCATGATTATCATCAAGTTTGGCAAGGAGTTGTAGATGCTATACATGAGAAAATAGGGGGGCCTGACAAAATATTTCAAGATACGAGTTGGATTAAAAAATTAAATAAGTAGTTATGTTTTTAAATATAATAACACCATGTAGTCGTCCTGATAACTTATTAATTATTGCTAATAGTATAGATATACCTAAAGAAAACTATCGTTGGATAATTGTTTTTGATAGTGTTACACTACCTGATAGTAAGCTAATACCTGATAACTGTGAGGTTTATACCTATACAGACAAAAAAAGTATTACTGGTAGTTCACAAAGAAACTTCGCATTAGAATTAATCAATGATGGATATGTCTATTCTAATGATGATGATACTATAATACATCCAGATTTGTGGGAAAACATTAAAGATTTAGATAATGACTTTATATCATTTGATCAAGTGTGGAGTAATGGCAAACCAAGACTATATGGAAACACAATTAAATTAAATTATGTAGATAATCATAACTTCATTGTACACAGATCATTAATAGGTGATGAGCGATTTGTTATAGATAGATATGATTCAGATGGTGTACTTGCTGAAAACTGTTATAACAGATGTAAAAATCCAAAATACATTCCTAAAGTGTTAAGTACTTACAACTCACTTAGATAATATTAATAAAAATTTATTTATATGAACAAAATAAAAGAAATCATTATATCTTATGCGACAGCCCTTAATCCGACTGAAGAGCAGAAAGAAGTAGCTGAAAAAAGGCTTGAAATTTGTATGGGGTGTGAGTTTTGGGTTCAATCGCCTATCAGAGATTATTGCGGTAAATGTGGGTGTACAACGAGTGCCAAAGTATTTAGCCCTGTTGGGGCGGGGGCTTGTCCGGAAAAAAAGTGGACAATTTAAAAAATATAATATAATATTAGTTATATTTGTTCTAAAAAAGGGGAAATGAACAATTTTGACCAAATAGATAGTGATTTTACACCTTTGGGTGTTGTAACAATGGCTATATCATGGCTAAATATTTTAGGAATAGTAGTGTTAAACCCACTATTACAAACTATAGTTTATTTGATGACCATTGTTTGGTTAGGTATGCAAATGTATGGTTTTGTTAAAAAGCAGTTTTTTAAACATAAAAATAATGGGAACAGCTAAAAACATAATAATTGTAGCACTTATATTTGTAGTGCTTTTTTTCGTTTTATCCCCTAATGGCAATGGAGGTGATACTAAAGTTATCACTAAGATAGATACACTGATAAAGCACGATACAATAAGGAAATATAAAAAAGGGGATGCTATCCCTTTTGTTGTTTTAGATACAATTTACCAAGTTAACGAGGTACACGATACCACCTATATAGTTAATGATTATAATAAGGTAAAAGTTTATTTAGATACTTTGCGTATAAATACGGATAATTACGTATCTATTCAAGATACAATTTCTCAAAATAAGATTTTTGGTAGAGGATATAATGCGCATTTTACTGAAAAAACTATTGTGAAGGTAAGAGAAATACGTACGATATTACCACCAAAAGCAGCATTATATTGGGGAGTAATGGCAACTAAGCAAGAAAATAATTTTGGATATGGAGGGGGCTTGATTTACAAATCACCTAATAAAGGCATTATCCAATTAAATATCACTAACAACAAGCAGTTCCAATTCGGATACTACTCTAAAATATTTTAACAATGGCAGCAGCAAAAAAGACAGATGAAAAAAAAGATGTAAATGTATCTGCAAATCCATTGCCAGTAAGCTTTAAAGATTTTGTCAAGCATCCAAAAGAAGCAATTGCATTTCTAGCTATTATAGCAATGGGGTATTTGTATGTAGATATAAGAAGCACATTCCAGACTAATGCAGATAAGCAAGACAGAAGGGTAGATAAGGTAGAAACAAGACTAGATGCAGTACAAGACGCATTGAGAAGAAGCGATTCATCTGGTGCAGTAACCGCATCTCAATTAAAAATGTTAAATGATTTAGGAGCTATAAAATCATTGAGATAATGAAATACTTAGTATTTATATTTTTATTTGGTTGTGGTGTTACGGCTCAAGGTGTAAATGAAGAGTCAAAAGAAGATCAAGAATTAGATATGCTTTTAAAAAAAGCGCAGTCTAATATTCAAGTTCAAGCAACCTTGCAAGATGCTGCTACTAAAGAACAGAAGAAAATAGTAACGCAGACCATAAGCAAAATTGTAGGATTAAAAGAAGAAAACAAAGAATTAAAAATAGAATTAAATGAAACTAAAGCGAAGTTTGATAGTATTAGCTTTGATACTCTTGTGCCATTCGTCTTATTGCCAATACCCCGTTAAAAGGATATTTAGAGGAGATTCGGTGGTTATAATGAAAGTATCACAAGCAGATACAATTAACATGCTCTACAAGTTTTATTCTCAAAAAATAGATTCATTAATTGATTCAGTCGCAATTAAAAACAAAAAAAATGAAGAACTTAATAAAAAATTACTTGTTAAAAATGATACAATCTTTTATTGGAAAGGGAAGTATGAAGCAAGTAGAGAACTCTTTTTCCCAAAACAAAGAAACATTGACAAAGAAGAAGCGTTCCACCTCCTCCAAAAAATCATCCTCATCGGAGTCATAATTTTACAATTTAGTCAAATAAAATAATATGAAACAATTTTTCCAAGAAGATAATGGTAGATTTAGTATGAAAAGACTATGTGGTTTATTATGTACAATAGCTCTATGTGCTACAATGTACCATAACCAATTTAGTGAGCAACACTTTGCACCAAGCCCTATCCTAGTAGAGGCGGTAGCTATGTTAGCCTTTGGCACTTTAGGATTAACATCAGTTGAGAAAATATTTAAAAAGAAAGAAAATGAAAATGCCGAATAACGAAAAAAGAGCATTAGCCATTGGAGGAGTCCTTTGGGTAGTGTTATTGACATATTTTTTTACTAAAATGTTATAAAAATGAAATTATCAGAACATTTAGATCTAAGCGAAGTAACTCGTAGCGAAACAGCGAAAAGAAATGGTATCAGTAATATGCCAACAGAACAACACATAGCTAATTTTAAATTATTGGCTGAAAATGTGTTTGAACCAATTAGAAATAACTTTCGTTGCCCTATTCATATTTCTAGTGGATATAGATCCATTGAACTTAATCGTGCAATTAAGGGAAGTTTGACAAGCCAACATTGTCAGGGCGAAGCCATTGATATTGATATGGATGGAAGTGCTAATGGTGTTACCAATAAAATGGTTTTTGATTACATCAAAGATAATTTAGAATTTGACCAATTAATTTGGGAATTTGGTACAAGCCAAAATCCAGATTGGGTTCATGTTTCATACGAAAGTACAGGTAAACAAAGAAAACAAATTTTAAGGGCAACTAGGGTTAATGGTAGCACACAATACTCCCCATACAAATAAAACTTATGCCAGCTAAAAATGGTAACGCAGATATTGCTAGACAATATCGCACAAAATATCCCGATATGCCAACATTAAAATTGGCTAGGATAATGTATAAAGAAAACAATCTTTCTTTTGCTGATGTAGAAGGGGCAAGAAGTGCATTAAGATATATTGAAGGTAAATGTGGGCATGTAAGGAAATCCAAAGTAAAAAACGAAGATTTTATAAAAACGGAAGCAAGACCTTACAATCCATATAATTTACCCGCATCAGATGAAACTGCTTTTGAACCTTTTGTGTTTAAAGGGCATAAAAAGGTTTTAATACTATCCGATATTCATGTTCCATATCATAGCATAGACGCAATAACGGCAGCTTTACAATATGCCAAGAAAAGTAAACCTGACGCTTTACTTTTAAATGGGGACACTATTGATTGTCATAGATTAAGCAGATTTATTAAAGATCCAAAGAAAAGAAACTTTAAACTAGAACTAGATACATTCAAGGCATTGTTTGATGTATTTGAGAAGGAACTAAAATGTAAGATTTATTTTAAAATAGGAAATCACGAGGAAAGATACGAGCATTTCTTATATGAGAAAGCCGGTGAATTGGTAGGAATAGAGGAGTTTGAATTTGAGAATATCATTAAAGCCAGAGCCAGAGGAATAGAAATAATAGGGGACAAGCGCCCAATGAAACTAAATAACCTTTGGGGAATTCACGGTCACGAATATGTAGGTGGTATATCAGCACCAGTAAACCCTGCAAGGGGGTTGTTCTTGAAGGCAAAAGTAAGCACCTTTCAAGGGCATAACCACCAAACCTCAGAACATACAGAACCCACTCTTACTGGCAAGATGGTAACTACTTGGTCACTTGGTTGCCTAAGTGAATTGCACCCCGCCTATATGCCCCTAAATAAGTGGAATCATGGTTTTGCAGAGGTTGAGTTAGATCCTAACGGAGAGGACTTTGAATTTAACAATAAACGTATCTTTAAAGGTAAAATTGTGTAATGCCAAAGCAAAAGCCATATAAGACTTATACTTATAAGATACCCACGTTTTACGTTACTATTAAAATAATGGTGGCGCCTAAAATGTCGGATATGCTTACTGATAAGATATTTGAATTAGATGAGAATAAGGATAACTATGCAAAAACGGCTGCTGCATTGTGCCTAACCTACAAAGATGATATATACCTTTGTTTGCCAAATGAGGGCAAATTTGCCACTGAATTCATGTTCCATGAGATAATCCATGCCAAGAACTTTATATACTCAAAAAGGGGTGTTAAATTAGACGTAGATAATGATGAAAATGAAGCGTACCTAGTTCAGTATCTTTATAGCAAGTGCGAGGATGCTAAAAAGAAATTTGCCAAATCTCAAATACCTACGCCAAGTGAAAGCATATAGGGTATATTTCAAAAAAAACGGCATAAACCTAACTAAATTGGTCTATGCCGAGTCTATGTCTGAAATTTACATTCAGTTTAAAGGATTAGATATAATAATGATAAAGCAAATAGATATGTTGCCGGAGGGGGATATAGATATTATTTCTTTGAATTAATCTAATTTAATAATTAACTGATAAATATCTATCCCATTAGGTTTTACTTCCGAGTTCCATATTTTTAGAACTGATCTTCTGCGGTAGGCATCATGAAACTTAAATTCTCTAATTAGTTTATCATTCTTGAATAATTGCATTGTCCCCTTTATTTTGTACCATTCCTTCTCTCTCTCGTTCTTCATATAGCTTCTTTAATTCTTTAAATTCGGAAATTAATGTTTTTATCCTTTCCCTCAATTCATCATTTTCTAATTGAAGCAAGTAGTTAGGGCTTATTGTATAATTATTCTTCATTAGGTTCTTCCTCCTTTAAGAATTTCTTTTCTTTAATAGGGTTTTGCTCCCAATAAGTAAATAGGTCATATAATTGTTCAAACCTTTCTTGATTATACCAAGCATTGTGGTACAATTCAGCCATTATAATATGCCTTTCATAAGCAGTAAAGTCTGCAAAGGTGCTAAATGCAGTTTGTTCGGCTGGAGTTCCTAAAATTTCAAGTTGTTCTTTGTTCATTGTTTAGTTTTTAATTAAAAATCGTGTTTAACGCTTAATACATGCACCTTACCTACCCTATTGTATTTGATTACTTCGGGTAATGGCATATTGTTTCTTATGCGGTACATAATTGCGTGCCTTGTCAGTGGGGTGTTTGGGTATTTCCTATTTTTTCTAAAATAATTAGGGTTAATCTTTTCTGCATATTCTAATACGCTAATTTGTTTAATTTTCATTTAACTTTTCTTTTCTTCTTTTAAGTAAATTGTATCTATTGGTAAGAGTTACCATTTTTTTATAATCCCAAGTATCTGCTATGTTTTTATTTACTTGTTTCATTT